AAATTGATACTTTAACCGAAAATACAATTATAATACAAATACATGATTGACGAATTTATCTTAGATAAGATAATTCTATACAATTTGACATTAGATCAAGCTTTGATATTGTACTGTAAATGTACAGGAACAAAATCACTAACTCATTATAGACCTGCTGCTGAGGAATATGACCAACTAATCTTAAATAAATTTTTAACAGCTTCACGGAACATTACTAGAGAAGGTACTCAATTATGTAAAGAGATATTCTTTACAGAAAAAAACAATGATAATATTGATACCGAATTTGAAAACTGGTGGGATAACTTTCCAGCTAACGATGCTCACGGTAATTACGGAGCTAGAAGATTAATTAGAACTGGATCAAAAGCTAAAGCTAAAGCTCTATATATGAATGCCGTAAATAAAAAGGCAGTAACATCAGAATTTTTACTACTTGCTTTACAAAAAGAAGTAGATTTTAGAAAAAAGAATTCCGTTAAAGAGAATCAGTTATCATATCTACAGTCACCAGTTACATGGTTGACTAACGAAACATATCTATTGAGTTCTTCTATATCTGAAAATAATACAACATTCTCAGAATATGGAAAAGAATTCATTTAAGCCGAGTTTACCAGTGGCTCATTATTCTAAAAAAATAGATGATGCTAAAGTATTTATAAAGAAAAGAATGAAGGGTGAAGCACCCTCTTTAAAAACTTCGTTTAAAAAACTAAATGATGCCTTATTTGAAGGCTTGGAGTGGAATAGAATTATAACCATTGCCGGATTATCAGGATGTCTATCTGCAGATACTATTATTGAAGTTAATAGAGGAAAAAGAAGTAGTTCTAGAAAGTATACGATAAAAGAATTATATGAAAAATATAATCTTTTATTTACTGGAAATGGTAAATGGAATAAAAAAATTCCATCTTATATCAAATGTTATAAAGAAGATTTAAATACAATTGGGAAAACACAAATTAATGCTGTTATTTTTAGCGGAAAGAAGGAAGTATTTGAAATTACTACAGAATCTGGTAAAAAAATAAAGGCTACTAAAGATCATAAATTTTTAACACATATAGGAAATAAATCAGAAGAACACTATAAATCACTATCTGATTTACATATTGGAGATCTTTTAGTATCTAGATTCAAAAGTAAAATAAAACCTAAAAAGAGTCATTATAGAAAAAGTATTACAGGAAAGTTTTTTAATTATCCGAATGCTCGATTAAAAATTATAAATAATAATGTTTATGCAGAATGTTTAGAACAACGTGCTGTGTATGATGCCTATTTAAACGGTTTTACAAATATAAAGGACTTTCTAATAGAATGTATTAATAATCCTTCAAATCTTATATTTTCAGATAGTTCTATGGAAATTCACCATAAAGATGGAAATACTTCTAATAATTCTATTGATAACTTAGAGTTGCTTTCAAAGAAAGAACATGCTCTAGAGCATTTAATACTAAGGAATAATATGTATACTATTGAATACGATAAAATTATATCAATTGAATCGTGTGGAGTAGAAGAAACATATGATATTATGTGTAATGCTCCTTACAATAATTTTATTGCTAATGGAATCGTAGTACATAACTCAGGAAAGAGCTTAATGCTCTCTCAGATCAAACGTGATATAGTGGACTATAACAAGGATCAGGAATTTGATATCTTATCTTTCGAGATGGAAATGCTAGGTGTAGATCAAGTAGCTAGAGACATATCGTCTAAGGTTGAATTGTCTACAAAAGAATTGTATTCTGCGGGATCTAAATTAACAGATGCACAGTACACCAAAATAAGCACAGAGGCGGACAAAATGAAATATTATCCTATATACATCGTAGATGATGTAGGCACTGTGGAAGAGATAGTCAGTACGATTTTAAACTTTGTACAAGAAAATCAACTAGCTTCCAAAGGAAAAGGTTTTGTATGTACTTTCGACCATAGTTTGCTTGTTAAAGGAGCTGTTAATGAAGATGCTGAGAAACAAATAATAGATAAACTTTATAAGACTCTAATACAATTAAAAAAATATTTTGAGACTATCAATTTAAAGTGTATCTTTATAGTATTATCCCAGCTCAACCGAGATATTGAAAAATCGGAAAGAATTACAAATCCTATGTTACAGTATCCTAATAAGAATGACCTATTCGCATCTAGTGCTGCCTACTATTGTTCGGACTACGTTATTGTCACTCATAAACCGGCAGTAATAGAAGGAATAGGTGTCTATTATGGGCCACCACGAGGATCAGAATATGTTTATGGATTACCTGTTTTTAATCCTAAAGATCCACAACAAGCCATGATATATTGGCACATATTAAAATCTAGATTCTCCTCATCGCAAATCCTGATGATGGTAGATAACTTTAAACATTCGAGAATACTCGAATATTAGTTAACTCAAAAATAAAACTAAAATGGAATTCTTTGAATTTCTTAAAGTCGTAAGTGTATTCTACACTTTGGCTTTATTTATCCGAATATAGCGTTTTAATAATGCTAAATGAACAAACGTCTCATAGGGATAGTGGGCAAATCTGGGTCAGGGAAATCTACCTCGATTAGAACCCTCGATCCCAAATCCACATATATCATCAACGTATTAGGTAAAGCTTTACCCTTCAAGGGCAGCGAAAAATTATACAATAAAGAAGCCAAAAATCTAGCTGACATTTCTAGTTACGATCAAATTATAACCATCTTGCAAAAGATATCTTCAGATAGACCAGATATTAAAACTGTGGTACTAGAAGATGTAGGTTATACTATGTTCATAGAAGAATTTAAACGTTCTAATGAAGCAGGGTATTAATGCTATGCTCTGTATAAACCCTTCTAATTGCTGGAAACTCTTTAAGATTAATAGACTACAACGCAACAGAAAACTGTAATCGTGAATGTTTAAAAACTATTAATATTAGACAATCAGCAGCGAAGTCCTTGTAAAATGGGAAACGTTCAGAGACTAGTCGTAAGACGTAGGCTTATTAAGCCGAAACGGAGGGAACTTTGAAAATAATAACAATGTGTACAATGAAAGAATCATTTAAAAAACAATATCCCAGAGAGTATAGAATATGGAAAGCTTTAAGAGCTCGATGTAATTCAACATGCTTTAGTAACACTTATTACCAATTACATAATATACAAGTTGATATACGGTGGAATTCATTTAAAAATTTTATAGAAGATATGGGAATATGTCCGGAAGGATGTTCCATAGACAGAATAGATGGTAATGGAAATTATACTAAAGATAATTGTAGATGGGCGGATAAATATACTCAAGCTAATAATAAAATAAATCACAATGTTTTTATCACTTATAAAAATAAGACGCAGACGTTAAAAACTTGGGCAAAAGAGTTAGGTATAAAATACAATACTTTGTATGGTAGAATCACAAGAAGTGGATTAACATTTGAACAAGCAATTCAAAAAGATCCATTTAATAAATTATATCACTATAAAGGACAATCATATACTTTGACAGAATTATCTGAAATGTCTGGTATACCTATATTAAATATTGTCGATAGAAAACATAAAGGTTGGGATATTGAAAAAATTATAAATCAAAAAGTAAGACAAAATCAAAGTTAAGATATAGTCCATCGTGTGTAGAAATACACACGGATAGCAAATTTTCTGATATGGCTAACCATTTCTTTCAAATAATGCAAGCAGCTAAAAACTGTAGAGAAGATTTAAATATAGTCTTCATGTTTCACGAAAATATGGAAATGAAAGATGGTTATGGTATAACTAAAGAAATTAAACTTGGTGGTAAGATGATTAAGGAAAAGTTTTCTCCAGAAGAAAACCTAACTTGTATCTTATATACTAAAGTTAATTATGATCCTGTAGCTAAGAAAGCTGATTATACATTTGTAACTAATACAACAGATACACACCCAGGGAAAAGTCCAATGGGTATGTTTGATGATATAGAAATTCCCAATGACCTTGACTTTGTAATTAATAAGGCTAATGAATATTATGCCTAATATCCGAATATAACGTTTAAAAAACCACAACGTTATGCAAACAAATTTATTTGGTAAAGATCTTTTTGACAAAATGAACTCTGGAGGATCTAGCAAAATTCCATCAGGAATACATTCGAAGATTAAGCTCAAAGATATTGAGATAACTGACACTTATGTCGATATACTATTTGAGGACCCTGCCAATGGCGCTACTATAAACAAACGTTTATGGATTCCTGATATGGCTAAAACCACAGCTAAAGAAGGAATGTCCGTGCAGGAAACGTATGAGCTACGAATCCATGAAGCATTATATCATTTGTTAGATTTAGCCAAGAATATGGTGGGCGTAGAGACCGCTTCCAATATTCCGATTAGCGATCTCAAATCTACTGCTACAGCAATTCGAACATTGCTTATGCCATATACCAACACGAAATTCGTAAATCTGAAAGTTATAAAAACTATGGATGGTAAATATCCAGATATCTCTAGGTACGTGGGTTATTTGGAACCGTATGTAGATGGACAAGCTCCTAAACTTACATTCAAACCATCCGAGCTAAGTAGAATGCATGCGAACTCTCAGTCCGATGCTTCTAGTAAACCAGATATCTCAGACGTAGTATAATATGTTACAAGGAAAAGATCTGTTAGAATCTAAATTGACAGCTGCTAATATATTATTGCGGGTCAGCGATGAGCAGATATTTTCTAAGTATATCTCTAAAGTCGAAGGTTCAATATGTTCTCCATTCAGAACAGATAAGAAAGCATCATGCGGTTTTTACCGGAATTCCTCCGGTCGTTTAGTTCTGCATGATTTTGCTCAGGATATGAGCTGGAATTGCTTCGAAGCTATTATGGAGAAATATAAACTAAACTTTGGTCAAGTTCTTAAGTTAATAAATGATGATTTAAATTTAAAATTAGGTACAACTAACCCTAGTCCTGTAAATAAAGAACTTGAGATAAAAATCATAGAAACTACTAAGACTGATATTGAAATCACTTATTCAATCAAACCATACGAAAAAAATGAGATAGAGTACTGGGCTCACTATGGGGTCAGCTCAGATACTCTCCTCAAGTATGGTGTATACTGTGTTAAAGCAGTAAAATTTGGAGACAATGGCTGGCGTAGTACTAAAGGTAATCCTATCTTTGTGTACACTACAAACGATTCTACAAAATTTAAATTATACAGACCTTTAAGTTCCACATTTAAGTGGCTAGCGAAAACTAATAAAAATGTATTGTGGGGTTTAACTCAGTTACCGTTGCAAGGGAAGTTGTTAGTAATAACAAAATCTCTAAAGGATGTAATGGTGCTACACGAGTTAGGCATACCAGCCATTTGTCCAAATTCTGAATCCACTAACATACCTAATACAGTTATTAAAGAGTTACGTAAAAGATTTCAATACATCGTAAGTTTCTATGACTACGATAATGCTGGAATACAAGCTGCTCTAAAATTAGACATCCCTTACATGTTTCTATTTAAATCGAAGGACATTTCGGATTATTATAAGAGATATGGAAAATACTCATCATATAGGATGTTAAAACGAATACTATCCAAATCGTATCACAGATATGAAAAATTCTTATTCCACGCCTACTCTGGAAAGCAAGACAGCAGAAATAATGTCATCCTTAATAGAGAAGACGATATACCCTTCTAGAAATAATGTTTTTAGAGCCTTAGAAGAATGTCCATTAGACGACGTTAAAGTCGTCATTCTTGGGCAGGATCCTTATCACACACCAGGGGTAGCTACAGGTTTAGCATTTGATGTTTTAGATTATTCTAAACCACAACCATCTCTTAGAAATATACTTTCAGAGATGATGTACGATACCAAACAACCAATTGGAGAATTAAATAAACTCCCAGCTCAGGGGGTGTTATTATTAAACACAGCTCTCACAGTAGAGCAAGGTATGCCTAACATTCATAAAAATTTATGGGACCCATTTACTAAAGAATTATTAGGACATATTTCACAAAGCAAAGACTTTGTCATATTTGTATTATGGGGCGCTAATGCTATTAGCTATCTACCATATATAGATCAAAAGAAACATAAAATTGTTGCATCATCGCACCCATCCCCGCTTTCGTGGGAGAAACCGTGTGGAAAATTTCCACCATTTAAAGGTTCAAAACCTTTTACTCAAATTAACAAATTTTTAAAAACCAAAAAGCTTTCAGAAATAAATTGGTAACTTTTTAAACTTAAATTATGCGTTATTATCCTAACTTCTTTGGGGGCAAGTCTTCAAAAATGAAGCGCTATTTTAGAAAAAATACGAATTTTCCAATAGGTTCTCCAGATAGATATCCTATTAAGAATTGTGTTTTTTCTTACCCAGTTGATGTTTCCTTTGGTTCTACTAAACCTTCCGAACCACAAAGACTTCGAATTAATACTCCTTCTGGCATTAGAATTAGTTCTTCTAAAACTCTAACGAAAGATACAATTAAAGAACACTGTCCAGTGTTGCTTAAATACAATCATGCATCGAGATACATTGATGCTAGACAAACTAAATTAGATCTGCTAGAACAGGAAATAGGATTCCCAATGGTTGCTAAATTAAAATATGGATTTGGCGGTAAAGGTATGTATTTCCTTAATAATGCGGAGGATCTGCAAAAGTTTGTGGCCGAAATACCGCCAAGTAAAATTAGGGAATATTTCTTTGAGGAATATTTTCTTTTCACAAACGAATACAGGATTCATGTTTCACCATTATTAAAAGATAAAAGTATTGTTTACAAATATGAATATGCTTTAAAGACTCCTGAAGGGAGTTGGACAGTACGTTCTGGTGGAACACACCTTAGATCTAATGGTGAAATTTTAGGAATCGAAAAGAAGTTACGTAATCCATATGCAATAAATCCTGCAACTAGGAATTTTGCTACTGGAGTAGTTACTTTCTCATCAAATTTTAGAAAACCCGAAGAATGGGACAAAATGGTAGAAGCCTCTGTGAAGGCTGCTGAATTAATGGGATTAGATTTCTGTTGCACTGATGTTATGTATAACAAGCATACAAGAAAATTCTATATCTCAGAAACTAATACAAACCCAGGAATGGATGTTATTCCAGATAACCCATGTCCTAATGTAACAGCTCAACATTACCAACAAGCCTTACTTCATATGATTGCAGAAAAATATTTACGTTCTGTTAGTGCAAGAGGTCTTTCAAGGACATATGGAAGAATCGCTGTTGTCAATTAAAATACTCGTCATGTACATTTTGTACATTTTAAAATAAAGTTTCGTATATTGTGCGAAAATACATACAATGTCAGGTAAATACAAAGCAGAAAAAACAACAGACTCTAGTGGAAACCAATTTAGGTCTAAGCTAGAGTCGTACTGCTATGCAAAATTAAAAGAAAATAATCTAGAGTTCGAATATGAACCAACAGCCTTTATCTTATTAGACGAGTTCTATCACGACTTCGAAGTCTGGGAACCTAAAAGATTAAAGGGGGAGAATGTATTCTCCAACCTCGGAAGAAAGATTAATAAAGTTAAATATATTCCAGATTTTGTAGGATCAGATTGGATAATTGAAACTAAAGGACATAGAACTCCTGAATTCAATATCAAATGGAAAATGTTCAAGGCTTATTTATACGCCAATAATTTACACTTTAGATTATTTCTTCCAACTAGTAATAAACAAATTGATCTTAGTATCGAAATCATAAAAGGTTTAAAATAATGAGACCACACAAATGTACTTGCAATCCAGGGACTCCTTGCTATAAAGAATGTGAGGTCAATGCCCTATGGGATATGAAGTGGATATTACTAGGTGTGGTAGTAGTAATACTATCTATCTGGTTCTATCTAGCTTCAATCTATTAAACGAATATAAAGTTTAAATTATAAACTTTTGGACAAAATTAAAAAATATTTTGCTGCGAAACGCCTGTCAAATTCGATATTAGGCTCGCTAGTAAATCCACGTTGGGTTAAAATGAAGATGGATAATCCCGATATGGAAGACGATGATAAAAAACATTTTAGAATAGGGTCTGCTTTAGACTGCATTCTTACAGGAAATGGTGTATTTGAAGATGAGTTTCTAGTTGTAGATGCTTCTAAACCTTTTGGGTTTATGGGTAAGTTTGTAGAATCTCTACCTGCTGGTATTACTCCAGAAGCTTCTGTAGACATGTACAAAGAGGCTTATGATAAAGCTGGTTATAAAATGAAAATTGATAGAGTTATAGACTCTTTCTGGACTAACCCTACAGCTGTAGAATACTATAACGCTACTAGAAATACGCAAGGTAAGTCAATACTCGCTAAGGATGAGTATGAGACTGTTATAGCTTGTAAAGACAAGCTCATTGCAAATACTTTTACATATCAATACTTTAGGAATGATTACGATCATGTAGAATTGATTCACCAATTACCTATTTACTTTGAGTATATGGGTTATGATTGTAAAGCTCTTATGGATGGTGTAAGAATTAACCATGAAACTAAAGAGATAGAACCCTTTGATTTAAAAACAATAGGTAAAAATGTCTATGAATTTCCTATATCATTTGTTCAATTTGGATACTACAGGCAAGCAGCCTTTTATACAATAGCTCTACGAAAATGGATTGAAGAAAACAGACCAGAGTTGTTAGACTACGCGTGGTTACCATTCAGTTTCATTGTAGTAGATTCTAAACTATCCTCATCATATCCTGCTCTTATATTTGAAACTACACCAGAAGACATCCAAGCCGGATTAACTGGAGGTTATAGATATGGGAAACATTACAAAGGAGTAAATCAATTAATAGAGGCTTTTAAATACCATACAGAATCACAGCAATGGGATTTACCACAAGAGGTTTTTGAAGGTAAAGGCAGATTAAAATTAAATGTTTTTTCTTATGGAACAGTCCAAAGTGAAGAAGGTACGGAAGGTACCTAAAAAAGAAAAGGTTCGGGTGTATGTGCCCAAACCTAAACCAACCGAAAATAATTGGTAAAACAATTAGTTATGACGCTAACTACGTCTTTTATAAAGAATATATTAGATATACCTTATAAAACTCTTCTAAAAGAAGGATTTAAAGATTCTTATTTAGGGGCTTATCATAAAACTAAAGATAAGTGGGGAGAGTCTATTTATCTTTTATTTAATTTAAATCAAATAAGCCCTGCATTTAGAACAGAGTTAATAAAACGCCCAGAATATATTTCAGCGGAATTACTTGATTCTGATTTATTATTAGAATTTCATATTACAGAAGATAATTATAGAAAAATAGTTGCGCCTTTTTTAGAAGGTAAATATTCCAAAATATGTAGGGATTATACACGAAAAAACTTTAATGAAGTTGCTATAGGGGCTAATGGAAAACCTGATCTTTCCAATAACTACAAAGTTCTAGTCAAACATCCTGATTTACGTAAGTATTGGGAGGAAAGAATTGGAGTAGAATTTACCGAAGATATGGAGGTCTGGAGCAGACCCGAAAAAGAGAACGAAATTTATGGGTATCCTAAATCAGACACTGAACTTGCGCCAGAAGCTGGCTCAATTTCTAGTTCAGGATGTTAAACCAACACCTGTTGAAACAAAAATACAAGAAATACAAAAGCCTGCAGTAAGCAGGCGTGAAGCTTTAGATATTCTAAAGATAACTATAGAGGAGTATCAAGATTTAGTAAAAAGGAGATTAAACAAGACTGTCGAAGAGAAGAAGATTGTAGCTCCTGCTAAATTGGAAGGCCCTCTTGAAGACTTTTTGTACGAAGTACGTAAAACATATAAGAGTAAAAAACTCGTTAATAATAATGAGTTTAAATTCAAACCGTCTGAAAAGCATTTAGAGATCGTTAAAACAAAAGTTAGTGAAGATCCCGAAGCTGATTTGGCAGTTAACTTATTTTATTCTTGGTATGTAAAAAAATATGGCGTTAAGAAACGCCAGGAAGCTGTTGTGAAATAAGTTTGGTGATTAAATAATTAGGCCCTACTGAGAGAAATCTTGGTAGGGCCTTTTTTTTACTACAGATTGTAGTAGCGTTCTATTATATCCTTTATTGTTTCTACAGTTTGAGCATCCAGAAATAATTTTAAGATTATATCTTTAACAGGTAATATTATACAAGGATTTTCTATTTCAAATAAAGATTTATACATTTTCAATGCGTGCTTTTTAGACACATGTTCTATAATACATTGTTCTTGAGTATATACTGTATATAAAACCATTAATCCTTCTGAATTAGGTTTTTTATAGATATACATACTATACTCATCTGGATTAAGGGAGTAGTCTTTATTCTTCATCTCCCATAAAATCTAATGCCGTGAGGTATGTAGTACGTAAGGAGGAGAACACTGGAACATTTTTTTCAAATTCTGTGAGACCTCTTAGTTCGTTATCTCTAGTCATATATTCCTTTTCTTCAATATCAAACACCATATCATTAAATCCATATAATAATACAGAAGCACTTAAAGTTGCCGTACCTTCTATCATAGAAGATATTACTTTAAGTGTGGCTGGAGTTTGTTGAATATCTTGAACAATTTTCCAAACTTTCCAATGCTGTAATGTTTCATCAATAATTTTTTGAGCTAATCTAGTAGCTCTGTCATCTTTATCTGTACCTCCAAATGCTAAAAACGTACAAGCTTTCATAGCTGCCCATAGCATTATATTCATACTTGCATCTATTAAGTTTTCTAATTGTCCTTGATCTAGTTTATTTAATGCATATGAATCTAATCCTTTAGGAAAAGTACCTTCTGTCCATTTAGCAATTTTGGTATTCTTTCCAAATACTTGACTAATTAAAGGAATATAATATAGAAGAGTTCCCAATATAGTCATCCACTTACCTTCGATTTGTTTTGGAGTAAATTCATATATTACATTACCATTAGCATCTAATTTTTTAGTATCTTGATATCTACCTTTTATATAAGAAGTTCCATAACTTTGAAGACCATGCCGTATTATAGATTGTAAGTGTCTTCTAAATTGTACAAACATTTGCCCTAAAATAGAAGACTCTATAAAAGTCCTATCTAATTGTGCAAAACCTCCTTGTTTTTCTTCATAGATAGCATGCATTGCCATTATTTCTTTATTTGTTAATTCAGTCATCTCTTGAATATTACCGTGAGAGTCTGTAATTACCCCTCTAACATAAGGCTTACCAGTTGTAGGATCTGTTTTATATTTAAAATCTGTATATTCTACTCCTGTAATAGGATCTCTTTCAACTACAGCATCATACATATCCCACATAGATTTACCCTTCATAGGACCTTGTTTGATCTTTATATGATTCATTTGTGCAATAAAATACATAGCCACCATGACTTCTTCTGAAGTACTATATGGTAATAAAGCTGTATCTGTACTTAATAAAGAAGTCTGCTTAGAGGTAAAATATTTAGTTTCAGATCTTAATGGGGAGATTGAAGGAATATATCCAAATTTATTCATTAAAACCCATGCTTTATTTTTATTAAGATTTCCCTTCATTCCATCTATTTGGATACCTATTGCAGGTTTTAAAGCTAAAGCAAATTCTGCAGCACCCATAGTAGTAAAGTCATTAATAAATCTAGTTGCTTTTGGATCATTATAGAATCTTTGCATTAAAGATTGCTTAGAAGCTTCTGTGAAAGAAGACATCATTATACCCATTGTATTTTTAAAACCACCTGGTAAATTAAACCCTAATCGCATATAACCTGTAAGCTGTCCAAAGGATTGTAGAAACTTTCCTAAGTCAAATGTTTGCATAGTTTTAATCATTTGATCATCATCTTTACTGGCAAATGAGAATGAAAATGGTAGGGATCTAGAAAAGGTATTCGTTAATTGTGGACGTCTTCCACGTAAAGCCATTTCTTGTTGAGCAGTTAACCAAGATTGTAATCTAGGTAATAAAACCTTACCAGTTTTTACATCTGAATTTTTAATTTTTATAGCCTCTATTAGAGCATAAGCTTTTGTTAGATGTTGTTTCGCATACGCACTCTTCATAAAAGTCTCAAATTGATTTTCTAAAGACATAGAAAATTCTCCTTCAATACTATTATACTTAGATGTTAATCCTTGTATTGGAATTAATTCATCATTATTTCCATACTCCATAAAAGCTAATTCATAGAAGTTTGTGAAATATTTTTTAAAAAAGTTTCTAAAAGATAATACAGGAAACTCTTCTCTCAATTTGGCAACTTTTGGAAAGAACCCTTTTTTATATTTAAATGGAGATCTTTTTCTATATTCTGAAGAATTGATTTCATCTCCAAATGAAATGTCTACAGGTTTTCCATGTACTAACTTATATGATAATTTAGTATTCCACATAGAATCTTTTCTCTTAGCATCTAAAACAGAACCATATTTCTCATTTAAGAATTGCATCATTTGAATATATGGTTTTTTTACCTTACCAGAAGAATCTAAAATCCACTTATACTTAGGATCTTTTGCATTTTCTAATAACTCTTCTTCAGTAGTTGCGTATAACATTTCATTTGCATTAGATTCTTTGTCAAATTTTGTAACATATATCCAACCATTTAAAATATTTTGATCGAATGTACCTAAAATTTTTCTTAAGGCAGGACTCCACTCGGTAAATGGATCCGCTAATAAGTTTTGTAAACGATCTACCGAACCCGCGTCTCTATCCTTTGCATAGTCTATTATAATGTTTTTCATAATAGACCTAAATATTAAACTATCTTTATTGTAATCAGTAGTAGCTTTAAGCATTTGTTTATGAACAACCTCTAAAGTTGCTGATATCACAGCATGTTTAATATTATAGAAAGAACCTACCCAATATTCACCTAAAGATAAATCTCGAATAGTCTTAAAATCCATATTCTTATTAAGACCCATTCCAGTCTTAGCCACATTATCAGCATTGTGATCTAACATTAAGTCATATAGATCTCTAATTTTATTATCTACACCTCTACGTTCTCCATCAGTATTATAGTCCATATAATTTTGCCGATATATTATCTCCTGAGTAACATCATTCAATAACTTATCTTCTGCAGAATCAGGAAATCGTTTTTTAAATTCTTTTGATTCAGTACTCTCAGCAGTATATGTCCTAAAATCAAATAACTCTGGATCAATTAATAAAAGCTTTTCATATTTTTCAGGATGTTCAGCTTTTAAATATTCCACTATAATTCCTATGTAATCTCTAGGATTAACATGAAACTTTATTCCAGATTTATATAAAGAGTTTTCTTCTGTTATCCATATAGCTGTTAGATTTTGAAAAGTTGCTTTAGGATCATTTATCCTAACTAACATAGCTTCCCACATTATTTGAAGTTTCGCTATATCTTGTGGGTTATCACTAATATCTCCAGTGGCCTGCCTATAATATTTTAAAGGTATAGAACTAGACATTTGTCCAAATTTAAAACCAGCCTTAAAATCTATTATAGAATACCTATGAGGCTCATGCTCTATAAGCATATCTAATACCGCTTTAGTCTCTAAGATATCTGATTTCATCGTAGGTTGGAAAGTATAATGCACTGTAGAATCCTCTGAAAAAATATCTATACCTAAAATATCGAATATTCTTTTAGGGAATCTCTTATCTTCTAACGCCCAACCATGCCAAGTATCATTAATCTTAGCTTTTTTTTCTTCTAATATAGATTCTAAAAACTCTTTATACTCATTTATCTTATCATATAAATCATCTAACTCTTCAAATGCTTTATCTTGTTCCACACCTTGTGTCATCAAAGGAATAGTTAATATCAATTCCATAACCTTCCCCCTATGTGCAGCATACTCACTGTATCTCTTTCTATTTTCTATATACTCTTCTTTTGTTAAAGGATCTTTAGAGAAAACATGTAAGATTTTAGTTCCTGGTACTGTATCTTTATATAATTCTTCTGCCTGCTTCCTTATGTACTCTACTGAATCTATATGTGCTTTTTGTCTAAATTTATTAATAACCCCATCAGGTGTGGTTAATCCTTTATAATCTATTGTAGAATCAAGAGTAGCTCCTAAATTTAAAACTTTAGTGAAGGAACTACTTCTACTTTCAACACTATTAGCTCTATCAATACTTTTTAAAACCTTCTCATAAGTTTCACTTATTTCTGATTTTGCCCTTGAAGATGTATTTCTAGGCCTACGTATAGCAAATGAGAATTTTCTTTTTTCATCTAGAAAATTCTGGCGCAATTCATTAACTCTAGTTAATTCAGGATCTACAGCAAAGACTCTATAAGCCATAGGTTCTCCAACCAGTTCGACTAAATCTTTCCATTCTGGACTATTAATATTGGGACAACTCATTTAGTTTATTTTAAGTATTGTAATTTATATAGGATACCAGAGAATGTTTCTACTATAGTATCTAGTTGATTTTGAATGTAAGTATCTTTTACAGT